GACCTCGAGGTGACCAAGGTCCAATTGGAACTAAAGGTAGCCAAGGTAACTCACCACAAGGTGCTAAAGGACCACAGGGTTCGTCAATCAAAGGACCTAAGGGAGGCGTTGGTAATTCACCAACTGGTGCTCCGGGTGGAACAGGTGGTAAAGGACCCGTAGGTGCACAAGGACCTGTTGGAGATTCTTCCCAAGGACCTGGAGGACCTACAGGAGCTAGCACTACGGGACCACAGGGACCACAAGGTAATGCATCACCAGGACCAACAGGTTTCCCTGGCAACAATGGTGGACCTGGTCCTACAGGTGCTAAAGGACCTCAAGGTAACAAGGGTATCAAAGGTATTAAGGGACCAACAGCACCTGGTGGTAACAAAGGACCCGTTGGACCAACTGGTAATAAAGGTCCAAGAGGGGCTCAAGGACCTAGAGGTAACCAAGGAGGACAAGGTGACCAAGGTCCATCGCCCACTGGTGCTCAAGGACCAACAGGTTTACCTGTTCCAGGTCCCGTAGGTTTTCCAGGACCTTCACCTCAAGGTGGTCAAGGACCTAAGGGTCCAAAAGGATTCAAAGGTCCCTTAGGTGCTAAAGGACCAATCGGTGCTCCTGGGGCTAAAGGACCAAAAGGAAATATCGGTGCAAAAGGACCTACAGGTGCTGGTGGTGCTTCAGACATAAGACTTAAAGAAAACTTCCAATATTTCGAAGATTCATTAGAAAAAATTATGAAACTTAGAGGTGTTGAATTCGTTTGGGCTGACGTAGAACAAAATAGTCCTGACATTTGGGAAGTACAAGAAATCGGATTCATTGCTCAAGAAGTAAAAGAAGTCATTCCTGAATTGACATTTCAGTTCCCTTCAGGACTTTACGGTGTTAAATATGAAAACATGGTTGCTCTAATTGTTGACGGTATTCAGAAACAAAAATTGATTTTGGATGAAAAAGAAAAACAATTAGAAATATTGGAGAACAAAGCAAAAGAAAAGGGACTCATCTGAGTCCCTTTTTAGATTTCAACAATATCGTTGAATATTTGTTCTACTTTTCTTGAATCAGGATAGTCGGGTATTCTAAAATCAATTCTTCCACCATTGTCGTCCAAATACTCATCCATCATATTTGTAAAGTTACCGTAATAATCAATTTGGTGATAATGGTTTTTGTAGTCTGAGAAGTAATTTAGAAATATATCTACGATATTAGGTGTTACATCAATTAGATAATTTGTACGATAGAATTTTTTACCATCATTACCCGTTATTGTGTAATCATTTCTCTCCATTTTACCCAATAATTCCTCCATACCTGAATATACTTCATCTGACATTTCATCACCGAAAGCATCGTTATATGCTTGATTGTATGCATTGGATAACTCACCTTCCCAATCAGTCAAATAATTCTCAAATAAAAACTTTAGTGTTTCAGAATCTTCTAACATTTCACTGATATTTTCCATATTCACCTCGAGATATTCAGGATTACCTTGAATCTCTAACATCTCATCTAAAAGTTCAATACCATCTTCTTCTATTTTTTCACGAGATATAATACCATTCAATTCCTCAATAAATTTCAATTTGAGTCTTTGTAGGTTTTCTTTATTCAACTCATCTATAAGTCCTGATAAATCATAAAAATCTGATGAAAACCACTCGGTATATCCATCATCACTTAAAACTAACTTTGCAACACCTTTAGCGATGGAATCACGACCTCTGTCGTCATAAAGATTCAGAACATCGTCCAAATCTGCGTTGTAAATAATTCTATCACCCTCTATACTTAAATCATTAAAGTCGTGCCTGTTAATGAACTTTTTGATATAGTCAATTTCATCTTTGGAGTTGCTCAACTGATTGTAGATGATTGCATCCTGTAAATCATTGTCGTACCATGGCTCGTCTTTTGTATCAATTTCATCATAGACCTGTGGTGATAATAAAACAATATGGTTGAGAGCGTTATTAATATTTCCGTAAACCCTTGAAACTCTATCAGGATTATCTTCAATAGATTGAAGAATTTTTCTTGCCTTTTCTTCCATGACAATAAATATAAAAAAAAGGGGAAGTTTTCACATCCCCTTGTTTTGATAATTCAGACTTATTACTTAGGTGAAGTCTTATTATAATATTTGTTTACTGTTTGTTTTATAGTACTTTGTATTGACTCGACCTGTCTCTGCTTTTGAGCGGCTATCTGTTCAGGTGTCTTATTTTTGCATCCACAACCCATGTTCAAATTTTTATTAAAGTTTATATTGATAAATATTAACAAAATATAGATTTGTAAGTTCGAACATAAAGTATAAATAATGTATTTATTGATATGGAAATCATCAAAGTAGTAACCAAAAAACAATTGGTTGAAAACGTATCTTCTCTAAACGAATGGGTATTACATGACACACCAAAAGAACGGAGAGAAAAAGATGTGTGGAATCCCAAAAATTTACACTCAGGGGATTTAGGGTCTAATGCCAATGCCCTTTATAATTTTTTTGTTAAATATGGTGATATTGATACAGAAGAATATGACGTGTACGATTTGATTCCCGTGGGTGAATTTTATCACATGACTGAATTTAGGTTGGCAGACACAAAAGACACTTGGTATGTGGGTGATGAAATTGACACCCATCGTAGTGCTATGGAAAATGTCAAAGATTTACTCGATGATATAGGTTTGGAAGGATTCTCAGAAAATTTTGTCAAAGAACATATCAATTTAAGACGTTTGAATAATTTTGTATATCAAAACATTTCTGATAGTGTTTATGATGAGCCAGATGCTTATGCTGAAACATCGGAAATGACACTTTCATTTAGACAAAAACAATATTTGGAGTTCTACGAAATCAAAATTAAAAAATTACAGGGTATGTTGAAAGACGAATCTGACCCTGAAAAAATTGATAAGTTGATGTCAGATATTCAAGCAACTGAAAAAAAAATCGAGCATATCTATGAGAACCCTGAGGGTGAGGAAGTCGATGAGGATAAAATTGATGAAATTATTGAAAGACTTTACAATCTTGCTAAGAATGACCCTTTGGACTATTTGAGAGAATTCGGTGGGTTTAGTGAAAAAGAAATGTTGGAGTTTTTGGTTAATCAAGATATGATTGATATGGATTCCCTTGTTAGAGATGTTGTGGATACTGATGGATATGGACACACATTGAATACCTATGATGGTTCGGAAAATGAAATTATGTTCGGAGATACCTTGTATTACATATTAAACAATCAATAAAATTAACTACATAAATCCATGAACATCTTTATCTTTTGTTTATGGAAAAAAAATCTACAAAATTTATTCTTAATAGCGATTGGTTTTTACAAAGACCAATTGATATGGAACACAAAGAATACATTTTAAGTTCTTTTTTATCCAAAGTGGAAGAAGCTTTGGGTCGTGGAGAAATTTATCCCTATTTTACGGAGTTATCCTTACATATGGCTTCCATCGGAAATTATCTAAAAAATGGAAAATATATTGTGTTGAAAAAAGAGTTTTCAGAAATCGATGATGAAATCATGTTATATGATTTGAAAAGTAAGTTGTGTAGAAAAAAATTCACTGAGTCTGAAAAAAATGAGTTGAATAATATATTGAAAGAATCTCATGAAAAATTATTACAGTATTTTTCCGTCTGTAAAGGGATGTGGGACTTTTCATTTGAAGCGACTTCCATCAAGTTACGTAAAAATCGAAAAAATTTATCGTTAAACAAATCATATGTTGTTTATCACGACACTTTCGGTGAGATGTATTATATTTGGGAAGTTGATTATATCAAAGATTATGAAACCAAGAATGGTAGTAAAATCGAGAGTAAACTTCTATACCAAGGTAATGATAAAACTTTTACCGAGGTCATTAAAAAGTTTTCAACAACTAAAAGTATGGATATACCAATCTTTGAGGTTTACTCAAGTCATAACCTTCCATTGGAAAGTAATTTATTACCTTTATTCAAAAGAAAGATTCATAGTTATTTTACCCAAACATTACCGTGAGTACCCCGTCACATAACGAAAAGGTTGGAACCAAATTTAATCTCCTTCCATTTGGAAGTCATGTTGGTGCTCCCAAAATAATTAAACCAGATACCTCAGCCTTCCTTCAAAGTTCCACTTCTAAATTCAATAGTCTAATAAAACAAAAATTTGAGGAGTTGAAAAAAGAAATGGAAGAGTTGGTATTATCCTATAATCTTAATGAAGTTGTTTATAGTTCTGAAATAAGATTTGAACCGATTGTGGGAGATACATATTTTTTATATAAAAGAGAAGAAAATAAATATTTTTTATCCATGATAGCTCCAACTGAATGGAAAATGGATTATATTTGTACAATACAATTAAATACCGACGGACAATGGGTTTTACTAAACGGTTCATATCCAAAGAAATGATTATCAACCATCTTAACTTTCATAAGTCAATACAGGACTTATTCAAAGTTGAGTCTTTAATCTTTACTGATAATTTTTCGTTCCAAGTGTTTGAACTTTTCAACATGGGATTAGATGGTAAACAACTCCAAGAAAAAATCCTTGAACTTGAAACAGACCAATAATTACATTATATTATTATAAATTCAAAAACCATGAAGACACTCAAAAATAAACAAACCGGTGATATCCGTCGTGAGGATAATAAAACTGCAGATGTTTTGGCTGGATTTGCAACATCTCTATGGAAATTCATTTCCAAAAGTGAATGGAAACAATCACGTTCGACCAATAAACCTGTTGAAGTAGTCGTGTCCGACAAACCAACAACTAAAGCATCTAAGAAAAATGCTGAAAAGAAAGGTAGAAATAAGCGAGAAGGAAATTCTTGAGAACTCAAATGATTTTGAATTAGGTAAAATAGTCCGTAGAAAGTATTACCAATTAAAAGAATCCAAATCGTGGATGCAAAAACTCAAGAGTTTGTTCTCAAAAATCTAAAAAGACCAACTCACATTACATACATCAAGGATAGAATTATAAAGAAAGATATGGAATCTACCATGATGATTATTGAACAACTTTGTGAATCCAATTTGATTGAAGAATCTTCGTTGGCTAAAAATTATTACGTTATAAAAGAAAATGTATAAACCTTACGTTGACCGTTCTCTAACCTATACTGACGACGGTAGATTGTTGGATGAAAATGGTGCTGCAATCATGATGGATTGGGAAGAACCCATCATGGAGAAATCTGCAGAAATCATTTGTAGGAATGGTGGAAGGGTGTTGAATGTTGGATTTGGAATGGGTTTCATCGATACCCATATTGAAAAACAAATTGTTACTGAACATTGGATTATTGAAGCCCACCTTGATGTCTATACCAAAATGTTACAAGATGGTTGGCATCTAAAACCTCACGTTACAATTCTTTATGGTGATTGGAGATGGTACCTTCAGTTTTTACCAAAATTTGATGGGATTTATATAGACACTTGGGATGAAGATTTCTTGGATTTCCACAGATATATACCAAACATTCTCCAACCCGATGGGATATATTCTTTCTTCAACAACCCAAGGGAGGATGAAAATGGTTTACATATTACCCAAGAGGAATTTGATATTCTCGATAAGTTTTGTACTATTGAGTTCGAGGAAATGGGGTTGACCCATGTTGATGAAATTGATACCCAAAGCACAACTGGTGAGTATTATTGGCACCCAACATGGAAAACCTATTATTGTCCAATACTTAAGCTTAAATAAAATGTCAGAACATTCAACATCTTACGAATACGTATCACATCCCGAACATTATGGAGGTGAGAATAATCCCTATGAGGCAATCAAGGTTATCGAAGCTTGGGATTTGGATTTCCACTTGGGAAACACAGTGAAGTATATCTCAAGAGCAGGTAAAAAAGGTACCGATAAAGAATTACAGGATTTGAAAAAGGCTCTGTGGTATTTACAGCGAAAGATTGAAAATTTAGAAAATAAATAATGTTGATTTATCTATTGTGCGGTATGTTTCTCACTGGAACAATAGAAGTATTAGCACTATATAATGCAATGGCTCGAATGAGTTGGCCCCAAAGAATTTTTATGATTCTACTTTGGCCAATCATTTTGATTTTTTTCTTACATGAATTAACAAAAGATGAATAAAATTAAAACAATAATTAACGGTGACTGTATTGAGGTCATGAAAACCCTGGACGAAGGTTCAGTGGATTTGATAGTGACATCTCCACCTTACGGGGTTGGGATTGATTACGATGTTCACGATGATGATATGATATGGGAGCAATATGTAAAATTTACATATTCCTGGATGGAACAGGCTTACCGAGTTCTTAAAGACGACGGTAGGATTGCTTTGAACATTCCATATGAGATTAATCGTCAGGATAAAGGTGGTAGAATCTTTATGGTCAGTGAAGTATGGCAGATTATGAAACAGATTGGTTACAAGTTCTTCGGAGTTGTTGACCTTGAAGAAGAATCTCCACACAGAAGTCGTACCACAGCTTGGGGGTCTTGGATGAGTCCCTCAGCACCATACATCTACAATCCAAAGGAATGTGTCATTTTGGCCTACAAAAAGAACCACATCAAAAAGGTCAAAGGTGAACCTGAATGGGTTGGTGAACTTGGAGAAAGAGAAGATAAGAACGGTGTGATGAAACCCAAAACTTTCTACACCGAAGCTCAGAAAAGAGAGTTTATCGATTTGGTATTTGGACAATGGAATTACTTTGCCGACACTCGAAGTTTAACCAAAGCCACATTCTCGATGGACATACCCACAAAGGCAATCAAAATTCTTACCTATAAGAATGATGTTGTTCTTGACCCGTTTGCCGGTTCAGGTACTTCTTTGGTGGCTGCAGAGGTTTTAGATAGACAATGGATTGGTATTGAGTTGAGTCCACAATATGCCGAGGTTGCTCGAAAAAGAGTGAATACCTTTGTTGAAGAAAAACGACAACAAGTATTGGAATTCAATAAAGAGAATTAAATCAGACCCTCACCAATGGTGGGGGTTTTCTTTTTTGGTGATGATGGTATTTATAGTAATATAATTGTATTATGCAAGTAATTTTTACCGAGTCACAACTTAAGCAAATTCAACAGATTTTGAAAGAGTCGGAACAAATCAATGAGGCTCATTGGTTGAACTATGTTGCTGATGTTGCTGGTATCTTTGACCCAACAGGAGTCATAGATATCGGAAATGGTTTATCCTACCTATATCAAGGGGATACTTTTTTTGGGATGTTGTCTTTAATATCGGCAATCCCTTACTTGGGAGATTTAGCCGCTAAACCTCTCATGTTAGCAGGAAGAGGTTCAAAAGTAATCAGACTAACAAATGATGCCATGAAAGTTGCAAAAACCAATCCAGCTAAGGCGACACGAATGATGGAACAAATTGGTAAACAAAATACTATGGTGGGAAAACTCATGGACCAAGTGAGAGTATGGGCACCAAAATTAAGAAAAATGGTTGATAGTATCCCAACAGGTAAAATGGGACAACCATTAAAAAACACCATTAACGATGCAATCATGTTTTTCGAAAAAGTTGGTGCCGGTTCACGAAAAGCTTCAAAAATTGCTAAAAACTTTTCTAAAAAAACCATGTCATCAGAGGAAGCCACTTCTGTTCTGAAACAAATAAGAAGTGCTGCTGAACAAGATGCTCAACTATTTAGATTATTTGGAGGAAGTGCCGCTCGAGGTATCAAAGGTTTTGAAAAATATAAAGCTAGTGGAATGCCAAGATTGTTTGGTAACAAAGCAACAAGGAGTCTTATGAGAAGAACCAAATTTTGGGCGGGATTCTTAGATTACTTAGGTTTGGGGAATTTTGTAGGACCCGATGAACTATCTAAACAAATGGGTAATCAAGAGTTCAACAGTAAGATGAATGAATATTCACAGACCCAAGAAGCTAAACAAAATTGGGAAACCGAATTTGGAGGAGTTTCACAAGAAGAACCAACACAACAGACTCAAACACAAACAAGTTCGAGTGAAACATCATCAGACCCAACGAGGGACTTTTTTACTAATTTAATATTTGGTCCATTAACAGGAAAAGCAATTTAATCAAAATGACAAATACAGTTATAATAAATTTATTAATGGCTCAGAACCAAATGAAAATTTTTCATTGGCAAACAGAGTCTTATGCTCAACATAAAGCTTTTGGAAAGGTATATGACAATCTAAGTGGATTGATTGATGACTTTGTTGAAGTTTGTATGGGTAAACATGGTAGACCCAGTTTCCAAGGAGAGTTCAACATTCCATTATTCGATTTCAATACTGTGAGTGTTGATGACTATGTAAATTCAGTCGTTTTGTTTTTATTATCCTTTTCACAACTATATAACCCTGAAACGGATAGTGATTTGTTAAACATCCGTGACGAAATGTTGGCTGAGATGAACAGACTAAAATACCTACTAACACTAAGTTAAAATGAAAAAATTTATTATTACAGAAGAAGAAAAAAATTCAATCTTAAATCAACATATCCAAGCGACAAAAAGACAATATTTGTCAGAGAATAATATCTTAATGGAACAACCATATTTTTTGGAACCTTCCGAGGTCTTTGAAATTCAAAGTGGTTTGAATGATTATTTCAAAAGTAAGGGTGTGAAAATTGTAATTGTACCTGATGGTGCATGGGGACCTAAAACTATTGAAGCTCTAAAAAAGTTCCAACAAATGGAAGGATTAGATGTTGATGGAAAAATGGGACCAAAAACTATGTCCAAATTACAATCACTTGGAATTAATCAAAATATAATCAGTAAAATTGGTTCTGCTATTGCGAGCTTATTCAAATGAAAAAAATAATCAATGAGTCGGGTTTAAGAGATATTAAAGCCTTAGCGGAGAGATACCCTAAGGCTAAAATTTATTTTCACCAAGACCTTGATGGGGTGACTACAGCACTTGCCATGAAAAACTATTTGGAGAACAATGGAATTAAAGTTGTTGATTCTGAAGTTATTCAATATGGTGATAAAGAATTTGCAGTCAAGAAAACTGATGCCAATGGAGATGTAATGCCTGTTTTGGTAGATTTTGCTCACGGAAAACCAATGTTTGTGATTCATACAGACCACCATGATAGACAAGCTGGTGCTGAAGAAACTGGTGCAAAATCTTTTAGACCTTCCCGCTCCAACGTTGAGACAATATCTCAAATTGTTTCTCCAAAAGATATTTTCCCTGAGACAGACCTTAGATTAATTTCTACGATAGACTCTGCTGACTTTGCAAAATATGATATCACTCCTGAACAAGTAATGAATTACATATTCAGAATCGATAAGGATAAGAGTCTATTACAGAACAAGTTTGCAATGGGAATGGTTCTTAATAAATTGTTATTGGCCTTCAAGAACAAACCAAAGTTTTTAGAAAACTTGGTAATGAATTCAGGTCCTTCTTTATATTCAATCCTGAACCAAATTAAAAAAGAAATGGGTGAAAGAAAATTACCCAAGCCTGAAGATTTGGTTTCAAACCAAGCATCATACATCAAACAAATGAAGGATTCACGAAGTGTGAATGTTATGGATAATATCATCGTTCAATACGGAGGTGGTAACATGATGAAACCAGGTTCATATGATAGATACACACCATTCAAAAATAATCCTGAGACGGACTTTTTGGTTATCGCTTGGCCATTAGGATTGTTACAAGCCTCATGTAATCCCTTTAAGAAAGATAGAGAACTAAAAGGCGTGAACTTAGGTGATATTGCTCAAGAGGTTTTATCTAAGTGGGAATCACAATTGAAATCCAAAAGAGTACCTCTGTCAACTATTAAGTACGTTTCCGAAAGTTCAATAGGTCCTATGTCCGTTGGATTTACCTTCAAAGATTTCAAAGCACTTTACGGGGACAAATTTGAAGAATTGGAAAATGGTGAGTTGTTGATGAAACAAATTCAATATGTTATGTCTCTGCCTTACAAAGAATTGACTGAAAAACAATTCGAAATGTTAGATAAGATAGGAGTATCTGCTTGGGATTTGATTCAGGCCAATTCAGGAGGTCACAAGTGTATCACGAATATTTCGGGTTTGAACTATCTCGGAAGAGCTCCAAGACCAAACGACGACCCATACCGTTACAATCAAGAATCCGAGGACGCTCCGTATATCAAATTTGTAAGAATGTTACAGAAAGAATTTGTAACTAAACTACAAGAAAAGATTGAAGCTTCTAAGGCTTAACCCATTTATTCTTATAATTTTTATTTGAAACACAATAACTTGCGTAAGAGTTCACTTGTGGATATCCGGTATTATAGAAACCACAAGCCAAGGACCAAGAACCATATCTATTTTTCAACCTACGGAGATAATACATCGAGGTTTCAACATTAAGTTCCAAGTCTGTCCTGAGTTCCTGTCGGGAAATCTTTCGTTTTAATAACCCACGAGCTGTTGAGGGCATGATTTGCATCGGTCCTTCTGCACCGGCATAAGAAGTTCTGTATGGATTGTAGGACCAATGGAATGGACCACGATAACCCGTTTCTTTATATGCAAGATTATAAGCAATGTAAGCGGGTACGTCGTATTCCTTTCGATATTTTTCTATAATATTATACATGTGGAGACAGGTTGGGGAGTTGGAATAAGAACCCAACTCCACCAAGAAGTCCTCTTCAACGTCTTTTTGTATCTCCTTGATGCTCAACAACACCATTCCCAATCCACCAAAGATAACAATAAGCCAGAGGACAAACCCTGTCCGAAAATCCACATTCATTATTGGGCCGAATTATTGTGTTGACCCCAAATGTTACGTGCGTAAAGTGTGAAAATTGATTTACCAATTTCCTTTTCATAGATGGTGTAATTACCTGTCGACTTTTCAATTACCATCAAACGAGAGTTTTCATCAACCGCCAAAATGATTGATTCCCTTTCAACAATATGCATTTTCGAGGGCATTTCCACGGTTTTAATTTGTTTGTAGTAGAAACCTACACCAAACCCAACACCCAATCCAATAAGGACCAAGACAACCCAAAATACATGACTGAAGAACTTTCGGAGTCCCTCCGAAATCTTGTTCCAATAAAGTTTTAATTTGTTTTCCATGTGTCAAAGTTATAAACTTTTTCACATAAAATCAACCCGGTCTCCAATTTTAATTTTCTTTTCACGACAAGTTCCGGCTGGTAACTCCAATACAAAACCTCCTTTACCTTTATAACTTGGACACGGGACCTCGCTACAAACAGGACAATTTGGTGAAATATCCTCCACATAACCATGACTGATGAACACAATATCTAATGGAACAATACAATCTTTCATCCAAAAACTTTGTTCTTCGTCTTTTGGCATGATAAATAACATGGAGTCAAATCCATCAAAAGTCTTTCCTTGCATACCTGTGCGAAGTCTGTCAGGTAAAGAAATCACCTGTGGATTGAAATCATTTTTTCCTATTGATAAAACCATACTTATAGATAAATATATAATATGAAGAAAGCGTCGGGAGTAATTGTTAAACACGGTGACAAATGTCTTCTGTGTAAAAGAAATTCCAAGAATTCCTTGGGAGGTGAATGGAGCGTACCCGCAGGAAAACTCGAGGAAGGTGAAGAACCTGTTGACGCGGCTCACAGAGAATTCTACGAAGAGACCCACAAGCGAATTAAAACCCCTTTATTCTTCCAAGGGGTCCTGAAAAGATTCGATAGGACTGGAGAAAAACAAATTGGTATGATGTATGTCTTCGCAACTGAAGTAGATGAACCAATCATTCCAAACTTGTCCAAAGCCAAAGATGGTGACGAACACACCGAGTGTGGGTATTTTAATTTGGAAAATTTACCAACACCGATGAACAACCCATTCAAAAATTTTGTAACTTCGTTTCTCAATTCATAACATATGTCAGACAACTCTTATCGATTCATTTACTGGGACGATGTCGAAGATGATTCTCCCGTGTCCAAACCAAACAATCAAAACTTTTCCGACGCTTTGGAGGATGAATAAACAACTTCAGGGTATTTATTGATTATGAAATTAGTAAACCTATTACGGGAGGCTCTTATTAACGAGATTGAAAAAAAACCAAACCCATGTGATTCATTGGGTGAAGGTAATAAGTTCTGTAAAGGTTTGCAAAATATATTATCCACAGGTACTGGTGGTAAAGGAGCTGAACTCCTTAAGAAAAAATCTTTTGATATGTTCAAAGATTTAAGGGATGGAGATTACATCTCGATGGGGGACAAGATAGTATTACAACCAGGTAACAAACAATTTGAGGATAGAATTTCAGATATGGTTTTGCTTACCAAAATCCTGAAAAAACACAATTCATGTTCTGCAATTGTCACAGCGGTGGAACAGGATATGAAAAAGTTGGCAACCAAAGGATTGACCATGTTGGTTGATGATGAACAGAAATATTCATTGTTCAATAGAATCAACACACACTCGACAAACCAATCCTATATCATCACCTTGTTAGCCCTTGAGGAGAATAAGAAAAAAGATTTCAAGTTTTATAAGATAGATACTTTTGACAATCGTCAAATCATCGAAGAGGTTACTGAATTATTGAATGACCCTTCAACTATGAGTAGGTTGGACACGTTGATATCAAACTTAATTAACAATCCCGACACTCAACAACAAATCTTGGATGCGTTTAATTATTCGAGAAATGTCGGTTACGCCGTTGAAGATGCTGGTTACAATGCTCTAAAATCAATAGGTTATGAAGTTTATCCCTTCTCAGATGACTTCGGTTTCATCGATTACTTCGGTATTGATATGATAGCCGTCGATGATAAGGGAGCTCATCCAGTTCAAGTATCATCCAAAATGAAATCAAATCCCAAAATATTTGATTGGGAAGCACCTGATTGTAAAGTATTTGCATTGGCGAAGTCAGGAGACAAGTTCTTAAAATATTCACCACTCGCTTGACGAAAACAAAAAAGTGATTATAGTTATATCACTTTGGTCGTTTTGGGGATATTTATTAAAACCAAAAAAACTTTAGGAAAAGATTTGACAGATTGAAAATTTGTTGTATCTTTGTATAACAAAACGGGGGTAACACCCCGAACGTTCTTTATAAAGCCAATTTACCCCCCTAAAGTGAATTGGTACCGAATGGGCGGTTTAGCGTCCTTAGATAACCCCGGCAACGGGACTAAAGGGGACAAAAGGGTTTAGCGACCCAAGTAGTTCCGCAGGTCATTGACCTGACAACTAAACAAAGTACCTACGGTGAAGACCCTGACGGCAAGTGCTGAGGGGAGGACACCACTCCGATTTTGTAGAGAATCGGGGTTGAGATGGAGACATCAATAGGAAAAGGTACAGGTGACGGTTTGAGACATCCCGCCGGGTGTTGTAAAGCTGAGTACCAGTCTGAGGGGTTACCACGGGGTCAAACCTACCGTAGTCCTGATTGACCGTCAACTGGCGGGTTGACAGAGAGGTGTGAAGCATTTCGTTCCCAAAAGGAATGGACCTTCTCCCGAAGCACATCTTTCATTATTCTACAAATAGCTACATATCAATGTGAATGATATTCTCAGATACAAGCGAAAGTCTTCGGGCGTTGATACTGAAAGGTGTCTAATCCTTCAGGTCATCGGACCAATGAAGGCATCAATCGGACCGCAAGTCCTTTGGTGTTGATTGTGAAAGTACTCGTGGGACTGCAATCCCTTAGTGAGCCCCGAAGGTTCAAGAGATATAACTAACAGTTGAGTTGGTGTCAACGAAAAGAGTGGTAGACTCAAATTACCGACACTGGTTGGTTACGATAGGCAACTGTTGTGGACCGAGTGGGGAAAGGATAATCCCACCAAAGACTGACCACCTAAGCTCGTAGTCTCAGAGCATAGCCAGACCCTCATCGGATTTTTTCGGTGGGGGTTTTTATTTACAAGGGTTTACCAAGACAAGTTGTTCGATTAAATTCTTTTTATTAATCTAAAACTTAATGAAAGATTTAATTTTAATTACGGCTTATACACCAACTCCTAAATATGAGGATATTTTAGAACGAACAATTTTGTCTGTTAAAGATTTGGGTTTTGACATTTTGCTTATCAGCCATAGTCACACACCACTCAAAATTCAAAAACTTTGTCAATATTATTTCTATGACCACCTAAATGATGTGAGTCAAGACCCTAACTTATTAGGATTCGAGTGGTTTATTTTGGACGACTATGAAATTTGGTCAAAGTATAGAAACAAAAACTTTTATGGATTTGCTATTTACCGCATGTTTTCTATGGCGGCCAAAATAGCAAAAAATTTCGGATACGATAGATTACATCATCTCGAATATGATACTCAAGTTTTAGACCTAAAAATATTCGAAGAACACAATCAACATCTTGAGAATCATGATGCAGTTTTTTATACATTCAATGGTAAAACTGAAGGTTTTTTGGTGGGATGCTTCAAATCATTTAATCTTTCCAATTTACCCCAAACTTTCGAAAATTATGACAAAGAACATATGAGTAATACGATGATAAATCTACCTTGTGTTCCTTTGGAAAATTACACTAAACATATTTTCAAAAATCTGAATGTAAAATTTTTAGCTAGTGAAACTATCAAGAACAGAATATTCGTTGAAAACATACCTGATAGAAAAAAACACTTTACTATGTTTTACAATCCCTTCAAACAAAAAGTTGATTTTTTTATCAAAAACTCTTGGACTGAAAATCAAAAACTGATGGTTATCACCAATGAGAACCAAATTCAAAAAATTAATGTACCACCATACCATTGGATTATTAGAACATTATGTGATATAAATGATTTCAAAAGTTTAATGATTTTCCAAGACAATTCCTTAATTTACGAATTTAGGATTAACAATTCCGACGAGCTCGAAATTTTCAAATTAAATGCGTTTAGCAAAATGAAATGAAAAAAATTATTAACTTTACTCCTACAGGTACTCAAACTAATAGACAAAATTCTTTTGCACCTTTAACTCCAAATGAAATTATAGAGGAGGTCCACATGGCTGAGGAATTGGGGATTTCAATAGTGCATTTGCATGCGCGAGATGAAATAACATTAGAAAATACATATAAAAAAGAAGTTTATCAAAAAATTATGGAAGGGATAAAAAAATATTGTCCCGATTTGTTGATTTGTGTTTCACTAACAGGTAGAAACTTTCCTGAGTTAGAAAAAAGGTCTGAAGTTTTACAATTACATCCAGACATGGGTTCACTGACTATGTCGTCACTGAATTTTCCCACGGGTGCGTCAATTAATCAACCTGAAATGATTCTGTCGTTGATTAACGAAATGGACAAATATGGTGTTCAACCAGAAATAGAGTGTTTTGACTCAGGAATGCTGAATTACACAAACTATCTTATTTCAAAAAACATACTAAAACCTCCACATCATATTAATGTTATTTTGGGAAATATTTATAATTCGCAATGCGATTTGAATACTTTGGCAACTATCAAGAATAATCTACCAACAAATTCATTTACTTGCTTGGGAGGAATAGGTTCCCAACAATTAAAAAGCACCACACATGGTTTGTTGGACTTCGATGGAATTAGGATAGGTTTAGAGGATAATCTCTACTTCAAAAATAAAGAAAAGACCACAAACGTAGAACTACTTAAACGTGTTCATAGGATAATGAACGAATTAAATTTGGTTCAATACACATCTGTTGAGTTAAAAGAAAAAGGGTATGGAAACAAAATTACTGGTTTTAGGAAAGGGTGATAATGTTATCACCATGATTTTGGATAATCTGTATTCAACGAATCGGATAAATCCAAAAATACACATCTACAACAATTTGGATTTACCATTGATTAATACTTTTCACCACGATGCGTTCGAAATAAAAGTACTTAACAATTTGAATATACATGATTATGAAAAAATTGTTTTGGGTGTCTATCAACCGTCACACAAGAAAAAAATTATTGAGATTCTTGGTCCTGATATAAATAAGTTTGTCAATATCATTCATATTGGTTTGGACCTTTCTTACACCAGCACACTTGGTCGGGGTATACTAATTAACTCTAAGGTTTCAATCGCAGCCCACACAACTTTAGGAGACTTTGTTTCAATCAATAGAAACGTTTCTATAGGTCATCACACGATTATCAATGATTATTGTTCGATTAATCCGGGTGTAAACATTGCGGGGAACGTAACCGTGGGAGAAGGAACGACCATAGGAATGGGTACAAATGTATTACATGAGGTAAAAATTGGTAAGAATGTAATCATTGGGGCGGGTTCTGTTGTAAATAAAGACATTCCTGATAATGTTGTTGCTTACGGTTCACCATGTAAAATTGTTAGAGAAAATGGCTAACGGGGCTTATAAAATTACTGAAGAGTTCGAACGATTGTTGTGTGATTATACTGGAGCACCCTATGCGGTTGCTTTAGATAATCAATCAAATGCATTATTTTTATCCTTATATTATGAAAAAATTACGGGTAAACAAATATCAATCCCCTCAAGAACTTATCCCTCCGTACCATGTGAAATAATACATGCGGGTGGTAAAGTTAATTTCGAAAAAAGTGAGGGAAATACGTTAAAAGGTGCTTATCAATTAAAACCAACAAAAGTTTGGGATAGTGCTCTGAGATTTACTTCAGACATGTATATTCCAAATACTCACATGTGTATATCATTTACAGGACCTTATAAACATCTCAAACTATCAAAGGGTGGTGCGATATTAACAGATGACCATGACGCTTATCTTTGGTTCAAAAGGGCTCGATACAGTGGAAGAAATGAATGTTCTTATCACGAAGATAATTTTGATATGTTGGGATGGAATTTTTATATGATTCCTGAACTCGCCACAAGAGGTGTTCTAATGATGGCACAGTTTTATCACTACGATGGAAGAAAAAAATCCAATCCGGACATAGAACTCCCTTATCCTGATTTATCGAATTATCCAATTTATACATCTTAATTTGGAAATTTATTTTCCAAGTATAGTGGGTTTTTTTATTCCAAAACTTTGCCGTACATTTGGACTATGGAACATTTCTCTATAGATAAAGTCTCAACCGCAATAAAAGTGGGTAACATCAAGTCTTGTATTCACAAGAGTAAAAAATGGATTGTAGAGTGGAATGTGTCATTAGGTAAACAACTAACACAAAATAATGGTCGAGTTTATTTTATTGTTGTTAATGGTAATATTTACAAAATTGGTGGTTCACAAGACTCTAAAGGAATTAAAGGTACTTTCAATTGGTATCAGAATTCTGCTTTCACCGGAGGACCCTCTTTGAGGACTCATGGAATTCATGTATTAATTCATGATGAATTGGAGAAGGGAAACGTTGTAGAAATTTATATGATTGTTTCTACAAAAGTAATCGCCGAAGTCCCAGGATTGTTTGGTGTTGAAAAAAAATTGGTCAATATCGATTTCAAGGAAATTGAGAATACTTGTAAAGAAGACTATAAAATGAAATGCGGAAGATACCCAAAATGGAATTTCCAAGAAAATGGTGAAGAGTGGGATATTAAATTGGTAGAATCTTGGAATTTGGTAAATAATACTATGACAAAAAAAAGAAAGGAAAAAAAATAACAACTGGTCATAATTGATTGTGGAAAATAAGTTAATATATTTATATTGATGAAAACACCAATAAGATACGCAGGAGGAAAGAGTAAGGCAATAAAAATTATTTCACCTTATTTGGATAAAGAAACAAAGATTGTTTCACCCTTCATGGGTGGAGGTTCTTTGGAAGTCAATTGGGCCTCCAAAGGTATTGAAGTCATCGGATACGATTTGTTTGATGTCTTGGTTAATTTTTGGCAGACTCTTCAAACAAATAAAACTGAATTGGTAAAAAAACTCAAGGAAATACAACCAACTTCAGAAGAATACCATAGAATTAAAGAGATTTTGATGAAATGGGATAACACCCAACAAATGTTAAAAGATTGGAAAACTGACCATTATAAACGAGATGATGTCGTTGAATTAGACAGTGTTACTGCTGCGGCATTTTATTATTTCAATCACAATACTTCATATGGTCCTGGATATTTAGGTTGGGGTTCATCAGTATACCTGAAGAAAAACAAGTGGGATAAAATGATTCAAAATATTGAGAATTTTTCAGTAGCTACACTAAGTGTTAAACAATCTAGTTTCGAGAGTGTCTTACCTAATCACGTTCATGATTCCCTTTATTTAGACCCACCATATTACTTGGAAAAAGATAAAGACAATAAAATGTTTACAGGAATCTATCCTATGAGAAACATTCCAATTCATCATGATGGATTCAATCACGAATTACTCCGTGACCTACTTCACAAACACAAAGGTAAATTTGTGTTATCTTACAATAATTGTGAAACCATTAGAGAATATTATAAAGATTTTGAACAGGTTTTCCCCAAGTGGAACTATTCAATGGGTAATGGTGAAAAAAGGATAGGTAAAAACCGAGAAGAGGCTGGTATAACTAATAGTAAAGACTCTCATGAAATATTAATAATAAAGAGATAAAAATCATTTCATATGTGGCAAGTAAACATTACAATCAACAATAACACAGGGTACAACTTAACCATAGATGGTGTTGGTCCTGGTAATACCACCATGGTTCCTAACTCAACATTCAGTTGGTCTTCAACTGAGGTTCATAACACCAAGAGTCTATTGTTTTGGGTTGAACAGAATGTATGGTATATGCAAGGTAACTTGTCGTTTGGACCTGAGGCGGGAGTCTATGTGGACCGTGGATGGATGGCCGACAACGACCAAACCATTGAGATGGTAGCAAATGCAAACGGTAAGGAATGGACTCAGACATCAAACGGAGGAGAAACACTTCTTCAGTGGAACGAATTTGAAAATGGTGGAAATATAACACTGACCTTCAACAAACAATAATTTACACCCTCACATAAAATGGGGGTTTTTTATTCCAAAACTTTGCCGTACATTTGTAGTGTTAATAACCAATAACCCAACACGAATGTCCAAAGTAGTTAACATCACCAACCTTCGCACGGTAAACTTCATCAAAGGTCAAAAAGGTCAGTTCCGTTTCGTAGTAAAAGTTAAAGCAGGTTTTGTTACCATCAATGAATCTCCTTCTTGGCAGAACGAACAATTCTCGGAGAATCCATCCTTGGTACTTGGTAACTACGAGAAAGGTGCCCTTCAGACTGTGGAGTTCAAAGCCGAAGGTTCAGATTTTTGGTTGACAGTTTTTGCTCGTGTTGGAAAGAAAATCAAATTGGTTGACTTGTCTATTTTGGAAGGTTTGAAGGTTGGAACCATCAATCAACTTTGGTTGAATACCGAACTCTACTCTCAAGAACAATACAAAGTTGTGAATGCGAAAAGTTGGGATTCCAAAGCCTACGTTATGAATGAAGTGGTCGAGATGGTTTAGTGTGTTTTTTGTTTTTGTTTTTGTGGACCCTCACCCAAAAGGTGGGGGTTTTTTATTTTTTGATGTATTTATCTGTATGAAAATACAATTGACAGAATCACAGTACAACAAAGTAATAGACCTTATTGAGGCTGAAACCCAAGAACAAGAATGTACGTTCAACGATATAGATGTGTTGAATACTTTCTTAGAGGGTATAGTAGAATTTGATGAGACTACGTTAGGTCCTGAAACTTCAATTGAAGAATTAAGTACCGAGATTAAAGACCCAAAGACCAAATTAATATTCAAACAATTGGACCAACGTTTGAATTCTTTATCTGCAGACCAACTCAAAGATGAATTGAAAAAAGTTCTTGCTATGAAAAATTTACAAGAACAAGGGACCCCTTATACTGAACAAACAGTCAATATTGCTGGAATGGCAGTTCCAAAAGTTGTGGTTCACGGTGCGATTGGACTAATTGCAATTGCGATTTTATCAAAATTATTTAAGTTTTTGGGAGCAATTGCTGGTGGAATGAAAAGTAGTAACAGAAGAGGTTACTCAAGATTGGCGTCAAAATCTGTGGGATGTCAAGGTGGTGCAGCAAGAGCAAGACTTGTTAGACGTAGAAGAAGACGTGAAAATTGGCGTAGTTTTCTTAGAAAAGTTGGTTTGAGGTAAAATTTACTTTTATTGTTTGTAAATTTTTTCATATACTTATTGGTATGAAAAAATTTATTCTTTTGATGTTTATGACTTTGATGTCTATAACATCGTTTGCTTCCCACTTAGCAGGTGGAGACATCCAATACAAATACATTGGAGATTCAACGGGAATTCCAAATCACTACAAAGTATTATTAAGGGTATACCGTGATGTTACGGGTATTGCGATGCCAACAACAGATATTGTTACAGTCAGTTCTGGTTGTTATGCAAATCAAACCATAAACATGAATTTGATGGCTGGTTCTGGAACTGTTGCACCGACACTTTTTGATTGTGTTACTCCTGGCTCTCCATCTACAAAAACTTTGGAAATTTATCTTTATAGAGGATATGTTGTTCTACCGGGAACTTGTCCTACTTTTAAGTTTTGGTATGATAACTGCTGTAGACCAGGAAACATAACTAACATATTTACATCCAATGGTACCTTGGGGAATGATGGTTTCTTCTTCGATGCTGACTTGGATAACACTCTTGGTAACAACTCATCACCAATATTCATATCAGAACCAGTACGTGCCTTTTGTGTAAATAACAGCTTCAATTGGGCTCAGAAAAGTGTGGAATATGATGGTGATAGTATTCATTATCAATTAATTGCCTGTCGTGAGAATGCCTACCCAAATCAAACCAATATTCCATTTGACCCAGGATATAGTGTAAACCAACCTGTGACATCGCAATATTTTACGATTAACCCCAAGACTGGAACCATTTCGTTCAAACCCACACAACAAGAAATTGATGTATTGGCAATCAAAATTAGTGAATATCGTTTCGATTCTTTATGGGGTGTTTGGTATCAGGTTGGTTCGGCATCAAGGGACATGATGATTGGTATTTCAGCTAACTGCTCTCCCTTGGCAATGCAAGGAGTCAAATTGGACTACAACTATCCAGGTCAATACTTGGATTCAATTACGATGTTGCCTGCGGTTGATTACAATTGTGGTGATACGGCAATTGATTTACATTTTGCAATCAAATTGGATTGTGAATCTGTTGCTGATGATGGAACTGATTTTCGTTTGACAAATCCTTTGGGGCAACCTTTACCAATAAAGAAGTTGGTACCTCAATGTGATATTAACGGTGAGAGTTCCGTTCTTACGGTGATACTTCAATATCCTCTTTTGGTGAATGGAAGATATTTCCTATATTCCAAAACTGGTAATGATGGTAATACTTTGGTTAATAAGTGTGGTATCGCCATGAATGAATTTGACACCTTGGTTATTGTTGTTGATGATTGTTTTGAACCCGTTTGGAAATTTGAAAACGTCACGGTGGTTAATGATAATCACACAATGTTACAATGGAGTATTGACACCAATAGTTTTGATACAACCTATTTCCAAGGATATGGAATTTTCCGTTGGGATGGAACACAATATGCTTTTCGTCAATTAGTTACAGATTGGGACCGTTTGTACTATGATGATTTGATGGCAACTAATGTTGATGGACAACCTTACGATTACAAAATAGATTTCAGATTCAATAACTTTATTTTCGGTCCGTCGGATTCTATACATTCGATTCATTTACAATCAAATGGAGAATGTGATTCGGTTTGTTTAGTTTGGAATTCCTATAATGGATGGGCGTTTCCTTTATATGATGTTTATATCAATTATCAGAACACATGGATTAAGTGGAATAACCAACCAATAGTTGATACCACTTATTGTATGGTCTCAGATACCTTAGAGGTAGGAAATTATGATATCAAGGTTGTTGCTGAAAATCTACCCTATTTAAGTGAAAGTAACTGGGTTAAATGTACACAACCCGCACCACCTGTGATAACAATTCCAAACGTTGTCACACCTAATCAAGATGGTATTAATGAAAGTTTTATAATTAGAAACCTTTTACTTTATGATTATAGACCAATCGTTATTAAGAATAGATGGGGAAGAACGGTTTTTCAAAGTTCTCAATATAACAACGATTGGGATGGAAGCAATGTTCCTGATGGTGTTTATTATGGTATGGTGAGTATCATAATGAATAACCAATTGGTAAGTTATCCATTCATGGTTACAATTCTACATCATTAATTTTGAATTTGTTTTTGACATAACTTAAAGTTTCCGTATATTTGTGGTATCCAAACAAGAAGACGATGAAATTTGAAATGTCCGAAACACAAAGAGTTAAACTTGAAGAATGGCAAGATGCCATCAGGAAAGTTTATGGAATGCCAGGTGACTTCCAATACATATTCAAACCACTTGGAACGGGATATTCGTTGGTTGTTTATAGTGAATTAGCAAATTTTCAACTCGATTTGACAGAACCTGAAAACTTTTAATTATGCCTGAATTTGAAACTTATGTAGACGTTGACGTGGATGATTTTTTGTCCGCTCTTTCAACAAGAGAAACAGATGAACTTATTGATGCTTTAGTTGAAGATGGATGGGTGGTGAGAGTCGCCCCGAAAGGAGTTGTTCCTGAAGACCATCTACCATCAATCCCTGAACTTGAATGGAAAGAAATGTGTAACAAACTTTCTATTATTCGTTTACAAATTTCTTCGGAAGACGAACAAACCATCCGACAAATTATTTCCAAATTCTAAAATATGTTAAAAGCAGACATCATTGTCGACCTTCAAGCGGGAGACACAGGTAAGGGTAAAGTTGCTCACGCCTTGGCAAAAAAACCAAATTACTACACTCACGTTGTTCGTTATAACGGAGGAGGAAATGCCGGTCATACCGTATATCATAATGGTAAAAAGTTTGTGACACATTACATTCCTGTGGGTGTATTGTATGGGATTAAATCTATCATTGGACCTGGTTGTGTTGTGGACCCCGACAAGTTGGATATCGAAATTGCTGAATTGGAAAATGCGGGATTTGTTGTCCGTGGTAACTTATTTATTGATAAGAGAGTCCACATTATTACACCTGAAAATATCTTGGAAGATTCCAAAGACACCAAGATTGGTACTACAAAAACTGGAAATGGTCCAACCTATCGTAACAAATATGACCGTAAGGGTCTAAGAGCTGAGGATTTTTATATTGATGATTGTCTCATTGACATTTATCGTGAATTCCACCAACATCAACCAAATGCACAAATTCTATTCGAGGGGGCTCAGGGATTCGAGTTGGACATTGACTGGGGTGATTACCCCTATGTTACATCATCACATTGCACCGTTGGTAGTGCAATTATGAATGGTGTGCCTCCCCAGTCAATCAACCGAGTTTATGGAATTGCCAAAGCATATCGAACTTATGTCGGGGCGAAAGACTTCGAGGGAAAAGACCCTATCTTTAATAAGATACGTGAGGTTGGTGAGGAGTATGGTGCAACAACTGGTCGACCACGACAAGTAAATTGGTTGAACATTGATGATTTAATGAAAGCAACCAACATCAATGGTGTTACTGATTTAATCATCAACAAAATTGATATTTTGGAAAAAGTTGGAGTCTTCAAATTAATTGATGGTTATGACATTAGAGAGTTCACTAACTTGGAGGACTTCAAGGACCACATTCGAGATTTGGTTACCATATATTGTCCAACAGTAGAACATGTAAATTTTTCGGACACCCCGTTTGACATTTAATTTTATTTTCTATATCATTCATCAACTAAAAACCCCTTATTATGACAAGTTTCGATATTATTAATATCCTCGGTTGGTCAGTATTCATCATTGCTTGGGTTGCCAAATGGTATTTCTCTCGCAAAGAAGATAAAATGTCCGAACAACTAAATCAAAAAATTCACTTGGCAAAAACCTCTGAAGAAATTTCTGAAGTGGAAAAAATGTTTGTCCAACTTCATGACAAACGTTTTGGACTTTCAGGTTCGTATGGAATTGCAATTCAAATCATGGTCTTCGGACTTGGTTTGTTCGTCTCAAACTTAATTCATTTAATCGCAAAATAACATGACAATTAAACAAGCACTCAAAGAAAAAAACAAGCTTACCAAACAGATTCAATCTTTGGTGACTCGTATTCAAAAGTACAACTCGATGGAGGAAGGTTCTGTTAGAACCTATGAGCCACGAGAAGACATGGATACTCTTACCCAAACTGTTTCTCAATTGGTTTATCTTAAAACTCAGATTCACCAAGCAAACGCAAAGGTGTATGATAAGATTTTCCGTTTGTCGGAGTATAAAGGATTGGTAAAGTACCTACGAGTCATCGACTGCACCGAGGGTAAGACCAACGAATCTCGTAGATATGGTGAATCTGCAACTATTGTGAAAACCACCATTTTTGGACAAATCGAAATGGATAATCTAATCACTTACTACGAAAGTGAAATTGAAAAAATCCAAGAAGAGTTGGACGTTCACAACGCAACAACTCACATCTAAGTTGGAGTCTATTTGGTTTGGGGATTTACGAACCTATGGTTCATTCTACAATATATACTAAGTAGTGATGTTTGATTTTGATGTGTATTTCAAAAGTCATCGGTCAACATAGTTCAACAGTCGTCAAGGGAGTATCAATAATCTCAAAACTCTTTCAAAATAAATCTCTGACCTTATAGCCCAACTGCCCCCATCTTCGGATGGGGGTTTTTTATTTCAAATTTTTTTATTATACTTTCAAAAAAAAACAATATGAGTAAAGTTAAAATTTCTACACCTAAGGGTGACATGATTGCTGAATTGTATGATGAAGCAACCCCAATCACGGTAAAAAACTTCCTTGATTTGATTAACAAAGGATTTTACAATGGATTGAATTTTCACAGAGTAATTCCAAGTTTCGTAATCCAAGGAGGATGTCCAAATGGAACTGGTGCGGGTGGACCTGGTTACACCATCCCATGTGAGGTTAAGGCTCCCCAACAATACCACGACAAAGGTGTGTTGTCTATGGCACATGCCGGACGTGACACTGGTGGTTCACAGTTCTTCATTTGTCATAATCGCCAAAATACACAACACTTGGATGGTAACCATACTTGTTTTGGTCGAGTGGTAGAAGGATTGGACGTTATTGACCAAATCTCTGCAGGCGATAAAATTAATTCAATTGAGGTAATTTGACATTATCATTTTTTTTGATTATTGTTTCAACACAAAATATTTTACTATGAAAAAAATGATTATTGACCAAGCTCACTCTGAGATTGGATTCAAGGTTAAACACCTTATGATTTCGACTGTTAAAGGAAACTTCGGTACCTTCAGCGGTGGAGCAAACGAAGACGGAAGTGTTTCGTTGTCTATCAACACTAATTCAGTTACTACTGGTAATGCTGACCGTGACAATCACCTCAAGTCAGCAGACTTCTTTAATACAGATGAATTCCCAACAATTGATTTCAAGGGTGAGATGCATGAGAGTTTCGGAGCTATCGTAGGTAAAATCACCATCAAAGGTGTCACTCAAAAGGTTGATTTGGATGTTGAATACAACGGACAAAGTGTTGACCCATGGGGAAATACCAAGCACGGTTGGGAAATCACCGCAGTTATCAACCGTAATGATTTCGGACTTACTTGGAATGCACCACTTGAAACAGGTGGAGTATTGGTGAGTGAGGAAGTTAAACTCAACATTGACATTCAAATGATGGAAGTCGTTGAGGAAATGGAAACCCAATCTGCTGAATAATTTTTGATACACCCCCCTAAAAAAGGTTGTCCGTTCTTAAAAAACATATATATTTATTGACGAACCCCCACAAAAATATGGTGGTGTAAAAAAAAAACTATGAAAACAAAAATCAAACTTGAATACGTATGGCTTGATGGATACACTCCTGAGCCCAATCTTCGCAGTAAAGTGAAGGTTATTGAACTTGACGATTTAGACATGTTCGATATCAATTACTGTCCTGAATGGTCCTTCGATGGTTCATCAACAAAACAAGCTGAGGGACATTATTCTGATTGTATCCTAAAACCTGTTCGGGTTTACAAAAACTACCTCAATAAGGGATACTATGAAAGTTTCTATGTCTTGTGTGAGGTTATGACCCCTGATGGGACACCACATCCATCAAATACTCGTTGTTTGGCTGGTGAAGAAGATTCAGATATTTGGTTTGGTTTTGAACAAGAGTACACCATCATGAAAGATGGTCGTCCATTGGGATTCCCTAAAGATGGATATCCGGCACCACAGGGTGAATACTATTGTGGTGTGGGTAATGGTAAGGTTGACGGACGTGAGTTTGTTGACAACCACATGGAGATGTGTCTTATGGCGGGGATTGACATCACTGGAACAAACGCTGAGGTTCTTTTGGGTCAGTGGGAATACCAAGTCTTCAGTAAAGGTAAACTAAAAGCTGGTGATGATTTGTGGATGTCTCGTTATATCCTTCAACAACTAAGTGAAGAACAAGGATTTACCATCGAGTTCCACCCCAAACCTGTTACAGGAGATTGGAATGGTTCAGGACTTCACTGTAACTTCTCCAATGGTATGATGAGAGATGTTGGTGGTTCAGATTACTTTATGATTTTGTTTGAAAGACTTAGAGAGCGTCACCAACTCCATATTGAAAACTATGGTTCGGATAATAATCTTCGTTTGACTGGCCGACATGAGACACAATCAATTGATAAATTTTCGTGGGGTGTATCTGACCGTGGTTCATCAATCCGTGTTCCTTTGGCAACCGCTGAGAGTTGGAAAGGATATGTTGAAGACCGTCGTCCCGCATCAAACGGTGACCCCTATAAGATTGTTAAAGTGATTTCAGAGTCCATGGAATTCACCACCGATGTTGATGAGATTGTTGATATTCTATTCCAAGAGAACTAAAATGAATATAAAAAAATATCCCTTTTTGGATTTTGCTTTTCAACTAATTGTTGTGTTCTTTCTTATGTTTTTATCATTCAAAGTGGATAGATTCTGCTTTGGTATGATGAATCCTCATCACACAATCAAGTTTGGATTGGGGGTTAGTTTACTTGTAGGGTCCAACATTTTTTTCGGAATAGTAATTGTTAACTATATCAGAAAACTACTCCAAAGATTGGTTTAGATGTGATGTTGAACCAATAAGATTTTCAATGGGACTTGGTTTTTTTGTGAATCAAAAAAAATAATGTTACAGTTTACACTTTTCAGATGTTAGGTATATTTATTTTCAATTATGTATAAACGAAACCTACATAAATTAAAAAATAAACCACAACCGTGGCATTGAATCCGTCTTTAAGACGGATTTTTTTTTGCCCATAAATGAACAAAGAAAAAAATGAAAAACACAAAAACTTACCACGAATTGGTACAAAAAATGAGACAATTCTTCATAAACAAAAACTTCGTTGAAGTCCCAACTCAATCAAGATTATCCATCTTGGCTGCGTGTGAGAATCCCCATTCAGTAAAAACTTTTGAATACGGTGGAGAGATTTGGCCTCTTCCACAAACAGGACAAATGTGGTTGGAGTATGAACTTCTTCAAAACCCTGATTGGGACGGAGTGTTTTGTATCTCAACATCTTATAGAGAAGAAAAGAATCCAATTCCTGGTAGACACGAACTAATTTTCCCCATGTTTGAATTTGAATCAAAAGGAGGAATGAAAGAACTTATTCAATTGGAGTCGGAACTATTACACTATTTAGGTTTTGACCAACCAGTTGAGGTTACTTACGATGAAATGTGTGAGGAATATGGTGGAGTAAAAATATTGGAAAATGAACACGAACAGAGAATGTGGGAAGAAAAAGGTTCAGTCATTTCCCTTCAACACTTCCCTTTAAGAACTCACCCATTTTGGAATATGAAACACGAAGACAAAGACATCTTCAACAAAGTTGATGTAATCCTTTATGGACAAGAAACTATAGGTTCTGCAGAAAGGTCATGTAGTGTTTCTGATATGAGAACTATGTTTTACGCAATTGAGAATGGAGGTTATAGCGAAAAGCTATTTGAACTATTCGGTAAAGAAAGAGTTGAAAAAGAATTGGAAGATTTTCTTTCCTTGGAATTCTTCCCAAGATTCGGAGGAGGTATCGGATTGACTCGTATGGCAAGAGCTTACGAACTCCTACAACAAAGAGAATTTGCTTACGCATAAACTTTACGTAAATCTTTCCAAAACCCCTCCTCGGAGGGGTTTTTTGTTATTGAATTGTTATCAAACGGTTATGATTATGTTTTCATTTTGATTTTACTTGAACATACAATAGTTATGACTGAAACTTAGAAACAATGTTATTATCAATATTACTTACACTTGGGTTACAACAACAGGTTGATACCACAAGTTTGGAAGGACAACTAGAAGAGGTCACCGTCCAAACAACATTCAAAAGAGAATCCCAAGGTTCCTTAAATCTTCAAGCAAAGACCAGTGTCACCATGGTGGACGGGATGTCTCAAGAAATTATAAAAAAGAGTCCTGATAGGAACTTAAGTGAGACCCTCAAACGAGTTGGGGGTCTGACAATCCAAGGAGACCGGTTTGTTATCATCCGTGGACTGAACGACCGATATAATTCTGTACTTCTCAATGGAGCCCTTCTCTCATCAACAGAACCTGATAGAAGGGCTTTTTCATTTGATATAATTCCGAGTAACGTGGTTGAAACAATGGTGGTTAACAAAACCGCCAGTGCTAATCTACCCAACGACTTTGCCGGTGGAGTGATTCAAATCAACACAAAGAGTGAGTTTGTAGATGCCGGTCAGTCATTCTCACTTGGTTCTTCATACGGAACATTATCTACCTTTCAACCAAGTCAGTATGTAAGGTTCACTGACCTACCAAGTCTTTTTCCATCCACCAAGGAATTCAGAATGGGTTCATTAGAAGAAAGAAGATACTTTACCTCAATGATTCCAACAACCTTTGAAGTTCAAGACAGAACAAACCCGTTGAACTTGAACATCAACTATTCAATCATCAACAGAGTCAGACTCAAAGAAGGTGGGTTCGGATTTGTTGCAAACGTAATCTACAGAAACTCAAATTCAATTACCTATTCAAACAGAAGGGACTATCAGTCACTTACGGAACTGGCATATGATTATAATGATAGGGTAAACACAAATACCCAAAACTTGAGTGCGATGTTCAACACAACATTTTTCTCAGGTTCCAAAAAGTTTACGGTAAAAAATCTATTCAACTATCAAGGAGAGAACCTATTCATTCACAGAACGGGTGAGAACTATGACAACCTTCAAGAACTTGATTACACTAACTCAATCGGATATCGAAAGTTCATTTACACTTCTCAATATGAGAAGACATGGTCCAACAAAACATTCGGAGTGAATTACTTTTGGATGAATCGAAACCAACCTGATTATCGTATCACCCCGTTGGCACGTTCACTAGGTTCACAAGACTCCATGAATTTTGTTTGGAGGGACACTTATAGATTTTGGTCTAAGATGAACGAACACGGAGTAGGGACTCACTACAACGTGAGTGGTAAAAAATTAAGTTGGGGACTAACTGAACAACTCAAATTTAGAATGTTTGATGCAAGGGTCTTCAGGTATAGTGACAAGATAACTTTAAGTGAAATAACAAACAACACTGACAGTTACAATGGGGGTTCAAATATCTTGGCGGGTTATGTAATGTATAACGGAAAAGTTGGAAGACTTAATTATTCAGGTGGACTAAGAAATGAGAACCAAAACTTCTTGGTTAATACCGCAGACTTTAGTGGTAGACAAGTTCAAGTTTTCAGAAACTATTTTGACTTCCTACCATCCCTGAATTTGAATTACAACTTAACTGAGTCAAACAATCTGAGATTCTCAACGAGTCAGACAGTTGCTCGCCCTGAATTCAGGGAAGTGAGCAATTTTGCTTTCTATGATTTTGTCAGAAACGCACAGGTGATAGGTAATCCCAACCTTGATAAGTCCAAGATTACAAACGTTGATTTAAGATTTGAAAGTTTCTTTACACCAACTGAAAACTTCTCAACATCAGTTTTCTTCAAGCATTTTTCCAACCCGATTGAACAAGTGGTTGCGAATGGTTCATCACCGAGCAACTTGATACTAACTTACTCTAACCCCAATCAAGCATTTTTGTTCGGTGGAGAAATGGAACTCAGAAAGAAACTTGGAGAAAACTTCACCCTATCATCCAATCTTAGTTACATCAACTCAAGTGTAACTGTTAATGGAACTAGCAGACCTCTTCAGGGTCAATCTCCATATATTATTAACACTGGTGTATTTTACACCAAGAAAAACATTTCTGTTTCGTTATTCTATAATAGAATCGGGGAGAGAATATCAGCAGTTGGATTCAACGGATACTCCGACATTTATGAAAACGGAAGGGACCTCGTAGATGCGACAGTCCAATATAAAACCAAAAAGACGGAGTTCAAACTCGGGTTGACTGACTTGTTATCTCAAGGAACGATTCTATATCAGAAGGTACCGAACAGGAATTTAATAAACACAATAAACGAGAAAACAATCTCAATTTCACTAAACTACAAACTATGAAAAAGTTAACAGCTTTTCTATTATCTTCACTTTTAATTTTTACTTCATGTGAGGATGAAATCATTGACCCGAGCGAACTTGTTCTTCAGGGTACTTTGACTGAGGATAAAACCCTCACAAAAGATAAACTATGGACTCTAAAAGGGTATGTATACGTTCCTGAAGGAGTTACCCTTACCATTGAAGAGGGAACCACCATTCACAGTGACATCGCTGAGAAAGGCGCTCTTATCATCGAACGTGGTGGAAAGATTATGGCTGAAGGAACTTCGGATGAACCAATCGTATTCACTTCAGGAAACGCATTCCCACAATCAGGTGACTGGGGTGGTATTGTAATCTTGGGTAAAGCAAAGACCAACCAAATTGAACCAATCATCGAAGGTGGTGTTGGAAAAAATTATGGTGGAGAAGACGATGCTGATAACTCAGGTGTTCTCAAGTATGTGAGAATTGAATATGCTGGAATTGCGGCGTTCGCTAACTCAGAGGTAAATGCTCTTACTTTAGCTGGTGTCGGTAGTGGAACCGTAGTTGAATACGTTGAGTGTTATTACTCGTTTGACGATGCGTTTGAGTTCTTTGGTGGAACTGTTTCACCTAAGTACTTGGTGGCGGTTGCAACTGGTGACGATGATTATGACTTTGACTTCGGATACAGAGGAACAATACAATATGCTATCTCAAAGAGAGACCCTTTGTTTGTTGACGGAGCGGATGCTGGTAACGGTATTGAATGTGATAACGACGGAGCTGGTTCAACACTTACCCCAACAACCAAACCAACCCTTCTTAACTTCACACTCGTAGGTCCTGTTTCACCTCAGTCTCTAACAAACCACAACTTGGCAATGAGATTCAGAAGAGGAACAAACTTCGTAGTTAAAAACTCAGTTTTCTATGGATATATGAAAGGTGGTTTACAGATTGAGAGTGACATCACCGTACAATCATTCAAAGATGGTGGTTCTGAATTCACAGGAAATGTTGTTCACAGCGTTGACACAACTAAAATCCTTATCACCAAATCTCCAGCAATTCTATCATTGGAAGAAATGACAACCAAAGTGGTTTATGACAACAACACACTTTGGACATCTTCACTATCACCCGTTACAAATGGTTTTGAAACCGTAAATGGTAACGTAGGTGCTATCCCACAAGGAACCAACAACTGGCTCCTTGGTTGGACCAAATTCTAAGTTTTTCAACGGTCCTTATTTAGCCCTCACCCAAAAGGTGGGGGTTTTTTATTTGAGATTTTTTTATTATGTTTGTGGTATGATAAACAACTTGGAACTTATCAAACCACTTCTGAACTTTGAGAGTCAAGGAGATTTTTACATGCTCTATATTTTCAAACGAAAGAAAGACCAAACAACTGATAAGGCCAATCATCAATCAGTAAGAACAATCAAAACTTATTGTATTGAGAGTATTGAACAATTGGAAAACCGATACGATGAGATTATTCAGTTGTGTGAGATGTTCAAAGCCCGTGCTTACATCCACATTCAGAAACAAAATCACAAAGATGTTTCTTTGAATATGATGGTTGAACTTGCCAAAAAAATTCAAAATGGGCAACACAACCAAAAGAACTTATTTGATTCAGTAGTTGGACAATTGAAAACTTTGGAGAAACGTTGGATTGTTGATATAGATGTGAGAGATAAAGGGTTTGTGGGTGAGGTATGGAAATTTATTAACAGTATCAGACCCGAAGGTCCAAAGATTGAAGTTGCAATTCCAACTAAAAGTGGTTACCACCTAATCACTAAACGATTTGATGTGATGGAGTTTCAAAAAAAGTATCCCGAAATAGACATCCAAAAGAAAAATCCCACTCTTTTGTATCTCCCAAATAGTTTGGAATGAATATATTTTTTTTAGATTGGGACGTTGAGAAGAATGCTCAATACCATTGTGACAAACACGTGGTAAAGATGATATTGGAGACCGCTCAATTACTTTGCGGTGTTCATCATATGACCTCAAATGAAACGGATTATGTTCCCTATAAATTATCCCATAAGAACCATCCCTGTGCAATTTGGGCTCGTGAAAGTCTGACTAACTATCTGTATTTGGGTGAGTTAGGTTTAGAACTTTCTCGTGAATACACATATAGATATGGTAAGAAACATAAGTCACAAGAAATTATTGAATGGTGTTTGGTTAACAAACCACAAATAACAGATATTGGATTTACCATCCCACCCAAGGCAATGCCTGATGAATATAAAACTCAGGATGTAATTGAATCTTATAGAAAATATTATTTGGGTGCTAAAAAGACTTTCCTAACTTGGAAGGAAAGACAAGTACCTGATTGGGTTATGTCAGAATATTATCACCCCAATTCATAATGATTTTATCAAAAGAAACTTGAACATCGTGTACGTCAGTTTCATAGGTATCATCGTCCTCTAATTGGGGGTCGTAATCCCATATGTCATCTTCAATATCCATTTTGAGTTCATCTGAAAAAGATTTTAATACAGGAACTGTTAATGAATATTCAGCTCGGACTGTACGAAGTTCTGTTGTTTTTACCGAGACTTCCAAAGCCATCATTCGTTCAAATTGTTCAGGAAATTCATTTTTTTTGATTTGCTCGTAGTTTTGAACAGCATAATTCAAATATTGACTATCAGTTTTACGGGGAACCTTAAGACCAATCAACTTGGCTGAGTTTTCAACCATATTGGAACTCATACCTATAGATTGTATGTCCACTAATTCTTGAAATAATTCTTGTTTTGAAAATCTTTTCACTAAGACTTTCATAATCATCTCTTCCTTTTTGGTAGGTGGGATATTTGCCATATATTTGTATTCTATAACATAAATACCATGTATCAAGTAAAATTAACCACTGACAAAGGTGAAAAAAGAACCTTTAGCTTACAAGATTTTCAATTGTGGATTGTTAATGGTAACCTGTCAGGTATGGGCGGTTTTTCTAAAGTAAAAATAAAACACATCACTGACAGCCCAAAAGAAAAATAATTTTGTTAATCTAAATATTATTTGTATCTTTGTAATATGAAAATTGGACACAACATCAAAATTGTACACGACTCGATGGGAGAGTTGGTGAACGAAACTTTTGCTCACCCCGAACAATTCAAATTGTTTTTGAAATTGATTGACGGATGTTTGGCGCATAAACAAAACTTTGATTTTTTTGATGGAGAGCATTTCTTGGTTCACGTTCCGTTCCGTATTTTGAACGATTCGGTTATTTTTACCAAATTGAACGAGATTTCTACTATGGATTTTGTTAAATCTAAAATCGAAGCTTTGGCAACCTTGTAACCATGAGTAATTTTTGGAAATATGCTGGATTTCTTATTTTGGGAGCTGTTGCGGTTAAATATGCTGGTGATGCTCTGAAAAAGAAAGATTCTGACAATAATAATTCAGAGATAGAAGAAATTCTTGTTCTTTTGGATATTTTAGAATCAAAAGAAAATCGTACAGACGAAGATACAAGATTGATTGCCATTCTTAAACAAAGACTTCTTTCTCTAAAAAAATGACGACAAAATCCAAATATCTTACTGTCGATGACATCATAGATTTAGGGAAAGTTGAAAAACACATTTATGGTGAAGTAAAAAGAACTATCTTGAATTTCGAAACAGTTACGGTTTCCATAGCTGGTTCTGACCATGATATTATATATGGTAATTTTGTAGATTCATTCGAGATTGCTATTATAGATAATAAAAGCGGTAATTTTGTTACAAAATTGTTCTTAGGTGGTGAAGACGTTGTATCATGGGCATCAAGGGAAGAACTACAAAACATTGTAAATATTTTTACAGGAGCCCCTTCTCCTAAAACTAGGGTGGTGGAGCGTCTAACAACCAGTTAGACCCAGAAAGGTCGGAATCCTCCGACCTTTTTTATTTATGATATATTTATTGATATGAGTAAAGAATATTTAATATCCGAATCCCAACTGAGAAATTTAGTTGAATCCATGAAACAGGAAACCAAAGAAGGTTCCGACGGAAATTACATGGCTAAACAACAACTTTTTACCATCGCTACAGCTGCTTATAAAATGTGGGAAAATTTAGAAGAAGGTGAAGAGTTGGAAGATTGGATGACAAGTAAATTAGCTCAAACCGAACAAAACATGGTATCCGTTTTCAAAGCATTTATGTATGATGAGTTTGAAAACAAAATGGGAAGGGATGTCTAAAATAAATGTTCGGAAAAAAGAGACCTCAACATAAAGTTGGGGTTTTTTTTATGATAAACCTTTAGTATATTTACTTACAAAATAAAAATCAAAAAAACAAAATACTATGAATTTAGAAGAAGCTAAGGCAATCCTAAGAGCTCACGGAAAACCAACATGTTCTTGTAAATGGAACAACGATACTAACTTGATGATTCAGGAAGCTATTAAATTGAAAAACATACAATCTCAAAACTCATGACCAACGAAGAATTCGTTGAAGAATTATATATGAAGGCTTTTACCAAGGGTTTCATAGAAGAATTCCGATTGGAGCTAGAAAGTTTACGAAAAAAACATGCAAATTTGAGTCGCACTGAAATTGCAGAAATTGCTTACATGGAAACAAAAAGGAGAGTTAATGAATAATTTAGACAAATCATATCAATCACTACTTCAAGACATTATTGATAACGGAGTAGAGAAAAAAGACAGAACAGGTACTGGAACTATCTCAGTATTTGGTCGTCAAATTAGACATAAAATGTCTGAAGGTTATCCTTTGATTACTACCAAGAAAATGGCATTCAAAACTATGGTGACTGAGTTGCTGTGGTTCCTCCGTGGTGATACCAACATAAAGTACTTGATTGATAATGGTTGTCATATTTGGACTGGAGACGCCATTAAGAACTACGAGAAACATAATGGAGAAATTGATTGGGGTCTCTTTACCACAAAAGAAGAAGCGTTTACTGAGAAGATTAAAACCGATGATGAGTTTGCTAAACAATGGGGTGAATTAGGTCCTATCTATGGTAAACAATGGCGTAATTGGGAATTACCTGCTTGGGATGAATATGGTAGACCTCATCAAAATTGGACTCAAATTGACCAAATCAAAGATTTAATTTCAGAACTCAAAACGAATCCCGATTCAAGGAGGTTAATGGTATCCGCTTGGAACGTTAGTGAATTGATGCAAATGGCTTTACCACCCTGTCATTATGGGTTTCAAGTTTATACACGAGAACTAAACCTTGATGAACGAATTGAATACCTAAGGTCAATTACCGACCCATTTAATTTTCACTCTGATTATTTCCACGAACATTTGGATTATTATAACGTACCTCGTAGAGCAATATCTCTCATGTGGAATCAACGTTCAGTTGATACATTTTTGGGTTTACCATTTAATATTGCGTCTTATGGTTTATTACTGGAAATCATAGCTAAGGAGGTTAACATGATTCCTGATGAGTTGATTGGAAACTTAGGAGATGTTCATTTGTATAGTAATCACGTTGAGCAAGCTAAAGAACAAATTGGTAGAGAATCGTTTAAGTTACCTATATTGGCCATAATAAATGACACCAAATTGAAGTTTGATGAATTTACTTTGGATAATTTCAAATTAATAAAATACCAATCACACCCATCAATCAAAGCGCCTTTATCAAATTAATACTTTTCAAAAATGTTATTCGAAAAACAACTTAATTATTTTTTTTCCTTTTTGGGATTCCTTCTTCTAAACTTTACAGGACTTGCCATAGGTGCTTTGTGGACTGACCCAGGTGTTAGTTCTTTATGGTATGATGGTGTTACTAAAGCACCTTGGACTCCGCCAGGTTGGGTTTTCGGATTTTCTTGGACCTTGATTATGGTTTGTTTTTCTATTTTATTTGCAAATTTATACTCGGATAAAAATTCAAAATATAATCAAATAATTGCACTGACATGGCTTCTAAATATTTCGTGGAATCCATTGTTCTTTGCACTTCAATGGGTGTGGACTTCATCTATTGTTATTGTAACACTTACTTTTTTAATTGGAGTTTTGATTCACCGACTTAGAAGTGAATACAAATATAATTGGATTTGGGTTTTACCCTATTTCGTATGGTTGAACATAGCTTCATCACTAAACCTGTTTGTTGCTTTAATCAATTAAAATGAAAATAGAACAAGGACCAATTCAAGGATTATACATCCTTACCCCTACTGTTTATCAAGACGATAGAGGTTATTTTTTTGAATCTCATAATCAACAATTTTTACGGGAGAAAGGTTTATACCTAAATTTTGTTCAAGACAATCAATCAGTTTCTTATAAAAATGTTTTGAGAGGTTTGCATTTCCAAAAACACGCACCACAAACAAAATTAGTGAGATGTGTTGTGGGTGTTGTTAATGATGTTGTTGTTGATTTACGGAAAAACTCACCAACCTATAAGAAAATATTTCAAGTTGAACTATCTGAGGATAACATGAAAATGGTTCTCATTCCAAAAGGATGTGCACACGGATTTTCAGTTATTTCTGATGTTGCGGTATTTCAATATAAATGTGACGAAATATATTTACCCAACCAAGATGGAGGAATAATCTATAATGACCCACAATTTCCAATAGACTGGAAAATTGATATGAAGGATGCTATTATTTCTGAAAAAGATAGAGTATTACCTCAATGGGAAGAAATTGAAAAAATGATTAACTTCTAAAAAAATTAGTATAATACCCTAAATCCATCTAGTCCTGATGATTTAGCTCTGACTTTTCTCAAATTAATATCATCATTACCTGTCAGTGGTTTCCTATCTTTGCGACTTATTGTAATGTCAGGGTCTGGAACCCTATCATTAACCTTAAGTTTTACATCATAAGATTTCAGATTTGTTTCTTCCATCACATCTCGGACTATATTTTTTAATACATCTACATTTAGGTGAGTATATCTTGGTTCTACCCATTCGTCTTCCAAACCTACAATTTTGAGAGATTTAGTTGCCAAATCCTCAAAATCGTTAATGAAATCCCAATAATTTGAATCATAATCTGATGAAACAACATTATATAATTTGTGGTCCACGGGTACAATAATTTCATAACTATTCGGACTGCTTGGATTACTACCAAATTTATAATCATACTGAGGGTACTTTGAAAAAACGAATCGTTCCAAAACTCGTTTCATGGTGTCAAGTTTGTCCATTACTTCAAAGTATCACTATTTTTGAGAATTATATCCAAAAACTTATAAGTTTCGGTATCTTTCTTCATTTTTGAATCATTCATACCCTTCATGACTAAAGTTTTGTTAGGTTTTGATAAAGAACCGTGTAGTGAATCGATTGTGTTTGTGTTAAAGATTTGATGAAGTGTGTTGACCAACTCGTTATTCTTCATTAAGAATTCTTTCAAATCTCTGAAATCGGCAGAATTGAACTTATCATAATACAAATCGTTTTCAGATTGTTCCAAAAACATCATTGATTTGAATTTTTTCAGTTCATCGAACAAAGTATTGTCCATAATTTTTTATTTATAAATATCCATTACTCAATAATGAGTTTATGAATATTGATTTCATCGTATAATTAATAAAAAAAAGATATATGGAAAATACAACAAATAGTCCTGAAATTGATTGGATGGTACCAGCACTTATTTTTGCTAAAGCTTTGGGTATTGTCATGGAAGAAAACCAAGGTATGGTTGTCGACTTGTCAGAAAATATGTTAATTGATGGACATGAAGATATTAAAAAGGTAATTGTCTACAGAAAAGATGAGCAAGTTCACATAGCACCATGTGAGGAAGATATTCCTGAAGGTGGTGTGATAAACTTGGGAAGTCCTGAATCAGATGAAACCGCACCCGAATCATCCGAAATTTAATCAAAAGAGATTCAAAGACCGTGACCTTACAATTGATGAACATTTCATAATAGATGAATATGGTCAACAGGTCATGGGAGATTGGGAAATACCCATGATGAAAAAACATGTAGACATCCTCAACGTCAAAGGTAAAGATGTTTTGGAGATTGGTTTTGGGATGGGTATATCTCCCACTTTTTTTGTGGAATCTAAACCCAAATCTTATACAATAGTTGAATGTCACCCGACTATAATCGAAAAGATATACGAGTGGAAACAAAAATATCAGGATGTAGACATCACAATCATCGAAGGTGAATGGTTCGAAAAGAAAGATGAGTTAAAAACATATGATTGTATTTTTTATGATATCTTTGATGATTGGTATGAACAAGAATTTTACGACTCGGTTGATGAGATGTTGAATGAAAAAGGAAGATTCAGCTTTTTTAATCTCTCAAAAGACGTTACTACTTATAAAGGGATATCTTGTTTTTGCGAGAAAATTACTGTGGAACGAATCATAAATGGTGAAGGACAAATTAAAGAGTATTTTGTTCCCTTACATATAAAAAATTAATAAGTATGAATATGTTTTTAATTATCATTGGGGGTATGTTCGGATTTTTTTTATTGATTGGATTTGGTGAACAAATCACATTAGCCAAACCAAACTCTAAATTTGCTAAGTTTTGGAGAAAACATATTGTTATTGAATGTCAAGAGTGTGATTAGTTATATTTATTAATATGGAAATTCTAATTACTGAGAATCAATTAAAAAAGATTGTTGAAAACGAAGAGAAAGACAATCTTTTCTATTCAACCGAATACAATCCTGAAACTAAAAAGTTGAGGTCTTATTATTACTTGTACGGGGAAAAACCCGATTCTTATCAAATTCTAAACATAAAAGAAATACATGGTAAAGGAGTTTGGGCAAATGGTAAAGCAAGTTATACTTTATTGTTTGATAAAATATTTGTTCCCAAGAAGTTTGTCAATAAGTTGGACGAACACCCAACCAAAAAAGGTTATTTCGAGTTTGAACTCCCCTATTGGTTATATAAGAACGAGAAAGCCCTTAATCTTAAAAGGATTCCCACTGACTTCAAAAAATTCAGTAACTATAACCTCGACCCGTCATATATGAAAAACTATACTGACCCCAAAGTGGTTGAAGCTTTGATAGGGTTGGATACCGATGAGGATTTAATCAGGATTGCTCAGATTAATTACGACAGGATTGTTAATCCACAAACTCCGAAACAAATTGAAACTTCCGATAACAATCCCCCAACTATGTGGAATTTTTCAAAAAAAAGTGGACCTGAGCACTTGACCGACCAATAAATTGTTGTATAATTATAACAATCTAATAAACAAATTTATTTCAAAAATGAAAAAAGTACTTTCACTCGTTTTCGCAGCTACTCTGTTGGTTGCTTGTAACAACACTGAAGAAGTGGTTGTAGAAGAAGTTACAGTTGATACAACTGTAGTTGAGGCTGACACAACTCTTGTTGAAGAAGTTGTTGAAGGTGGTTCAGAGGTTGCAAAGCCTGAAGTAGAATAATTTATTCTACACAGAATCATTGATTCAAACAAAACCCCTCATTAGAGGGGTTTTTTATTTATATTACATTGACAATTGGTACATCCACAACCTTTTTTTTCTTTTTTACCAAAAAATAATAGGTAAAATGCGCCTCCCAAAAGTAAAATTGAAATAATAATATTCATTTGTTTTTTTCTTATAAATATAAAAATTGATAAAAGAAAAGTCAGGTTATAATCTTTGATTTTCATCTATTTTTCATTATACTATTCCCATGAATATATTAGGAATTCACACAGGTCATGACGCGTCTTTAGCCATGATTAAAGATGGGAGATTAGTTCTTGCGGTTTCGATGGAAAGATACTCAGGGTTAAAAAAAAGTTCTTTAGTCAAAATGGAATATTTGGAAAGATTTCTTTGGGATTGCAACGTCCAAATAGAAGATATTGACTGTATTTCTATGGGATTTTGGGACCAAAGTAGTATTCCATTTATGAGGATTTATTCTCCTGAAAATGAAAATTACCCTTTAAGTGTTTTCGGAAGATACAATATGGATGTGGCAATCCTCAACCACTTGGATAATTATCCAAACAAAAGAGACAATTGGAAACCTCAATATATACCTGGATTAGGTTTTACGTTACCCGATTTTTGGGATAGAACAAGGGCACCATACTTAGGTTATAATTTTAGACATAAGATGAGTTATACCCTAAACGTGACAATTCAAGGTGTTGATAAGATTTTCTCAGGTCGTTTTGTGGACCATCACGTAGCGCATTCATCAGCGGCATTCTTCACTTCCAATTTTGAGAAGGCGGCTATTTTCACCGCGGATGCTACGGGAAGGGATGCCACTGCTACGAGTCTCATGATGATTGGAGATGGAAATCAATTGGATATATTCAAAAATCCTCACTATAGCTATGGTACTTTTTATGATTCTGCAACTGAACTATCAGGATTGGGTCCAGGATTGGAAAAAGCTGGTGTTCTTATGGGACTAGCTGCTTATGGTAATGTCAGTGGTAAAACACAAAGAAATTGGGAGGAGTGGACAAAACCTGAAAAACATAGAACTGAGAATGAAGATACTACTTACGATGATTGGTTGTATTCTCAAATTAGTGGAAAATATCCTCATTTGGATTCCTCAATTCCCGCATGGAGAAAAAAACAGGGTGACCGAAATATTCATATGTATACGAGAGAATATCAACAATGTTTTTCAAAAGAAGAATCTACATCTCAAGAAGTAATGAATATAGCCGCTGATGTTCAATTTATGGCTGAAAGGTCCTTATCAAAATATACCCAAGAACTTTTTGAAGAGACCAAAGCAATAAATGATGGTAATCTTTGTGTTGGTGGTGGGACATTCCTGAATTGTAATGCGAACTACAAGATTTTAACTGAGACAGATTTCGAGAGGATGCATATGTTTCCCTCTTGTGGTGACGATGGACTTTCTGTTGGTTCTGCTTTGTTTGTCAACCACGTTCTTAACCAAGAACCTCGACAAAAATACAGTCCAAAAGATTTGATGTATTTGGGTTACCATTATGATTATTATCCGCAGAGTAAATTTTATCCTTACGAATTAAATTTAGACGATGTGGCTAAAGAACTTTCCGATGGTAAAATAGTTTGTTGGTATCAAGGTGGGGGTGAAATGGGACCAAGAGCTCTCGGACACCGTTCTTTCTTGTGTGACCCAAGGAGAAAAAATATGAAAGATATTCTTAACAAACGAGTTAAGTATAGAGAATGGTTCAGACCTTTTGCGCCAGTTGTTCTTAACGAATATAAATCTGATTGGTTCAGGATGGACTTTGAGTCCCCTTTTATGTTGTTTACCGTTCCATGTAAAAAACCTTTTGACATTCCCTCAGGAGTTCACATCGACAACACCGCACGGGTACAAACAATTACAAAAGAAGATAATTTGAGATTCTATACTCTAATTGATAAATTTAGAGAAATAACCAATGTCCCCATACTACTAAACACATCATTAAATGTTAAGGGACGACCAATTGTGGAAACTCCTGACGATGCTTTGAAACTATTCGAGGAGTCAGATGTTGATTTATTGGTAATAAATGATATGATGTATTATAAAAACAAATTCAAATGAATAACGAAGAAAAGGCAAGAGTTTATAACCAATTACTCCATGACCACAACATGCTTTCAAATCAAATTAACGGAATTAAAGGAAGTAGTTTTGAGTTAAACGAATCTCAAGAAAGACAAATCAAAGAATTACAGGCTAGACAAAATCAAATTATGATGCACGTCAACAGATTGTTGGCAATGTAATTGAACAAAATATGGTAGTCTTAGGATTAACACCCAATCATGACGCTAGTGCGTGTGTTATAATTGATGGTAAGATTGTTTCAGCAATCACTCGAGAACGTTTGTCTCGTCACAAAAAATCTCGTTTCATATCTCAAAAAATGTTGGACTACTTGTTTGCAGAGGCGAACATAACTATTGATGATGTAGACTATGTCGGAATTAGTTATTGGTTTGAAAACAGAGAAGATTGGAGAAACGAAAACGAGGACATTAAACTTTATATTCCAAAAGATGTTGCGTTTATTTTTTCACCTTCTCACACCAATAACAATCAGGAGTTATGGTCTGACGAAAAACCTGAATTCGTTGAAGGATTGGGTTACAGACTAAGGGGTGATTTGTCACATCTTTGTCCACCTTCAACCAACAAACCATATGATTCAGTTCCAATTAACTTTGAAATCTATGGGAGGGTAATACCTGGTTGGTTTGTAAATCATCACCAAGCACATGCGGCTTCGACCTATTACACATCTAATTTTGATGAAGCGGCGGTCTTTACTATGGATGCTACGGATAACAATCCATGGGTTTGTTCATTATTTTCCTATGGTTATAAAAACAAACTCGAAACATTATACTACCCTGGTATCCAAATAGGTCATGCTTATTCCCAATTTACAGAAATGTTGGGTATCGGACATGCTATTTTCAAAGCAGGAAGCATGATGGGTTTGGCAGCTTATGGTAAACCTAATTTGGATGTTGTTAAAAATATTAACAAGTACACCAAGTCTTATTGGGAGAGAAATGAGAGAGGAGATGATTGGAGATGGATTTATAGATTGTTCATGGATACCACAGGTAAAGTGGTAACAAAGTATGCTCCTGAAACTCCCGCTATTGGAGATAACTATATCATAGAAGAACACTTCAACCTCGAAAATTCAGATTCCCAAGAGGCTATGGATGCGGCAGCAACCATTCAATTTGTATTCGAAGAAACGGTTTTCAAATTCGCCAGAGAATTATGGGACGAAACAAAAAAATATAATGGTAACAACTTATGTTTAGCCGGAGGTAGTTTTCTGAATTGCACCACAAACGGAAAGATACACAAAAACACTCCATTCAAAAATGTTCACGTTTATCCTGGTGCGGCTGATGATGGTTTATCTGTTGGTTCTGCTCTCTATGTGACTCACCACTTACTCGGAATTCCAAGGGTTCATAAAACTGTGGAAGAGGTTGTTTATACTGGAAAAAAATACTCTACACCTGAAGGTGGTAAGGAACTTAGTTTGGATTTCATAGCCTCTAAGTTGAACGAAGGGAAAGTAATTGCTTGGTTTCAGGGAGGTTCTGAGTTTGGACCAAGAGCTCTCGGTAACAGGAGTTTTTTGGCAAATCCTTGTATTGTTGAAATGAGGGACTACATCAATTTTGAAATTAAAAATAGAGAATGGTATAGACCTTTTGCACCTTCAGTATGTATTGAAAATGTTCAAGAATATTTTGATATCGATGGAGAATCACCATTCATGTTGAAAATTTGTGACGTTTTGAGTGATAAAATACCTGCTGTAACCCACATAGATGGCTCTGCAAGACCTCAAACCGTGAAAAGGGAGGACAACCCAATCTATTATGATTTGATTCGTCATTTTGAAAGATACAGTGGAGTTCCTGTTTTGTTGAACACTTCTTTGAACTTATCACATGAACCAATTGTTGAAACCCCCGAAGATGCCATGAACTTGTTTCATAACTCGAAAGTTGATATACTTGTTATAAACAATTCAATGTGGGTGAAATGACAAATCATACAAGAGATATATTAGTTCTAAGTGCCATCAGTATTTTATTGATGATAGGAACATACAAGTGTGGTAGGGAACAAACCCAATCTGAGATAATTCAACCTGTTCCCACACAAATTGTTGAAAAAAGAATTGAACCTGAAAATAGTATTGATGAAGATTACTATGAAGAAGAAGTCCAAGAAGAACACTTCTTAATCGTAGGTTCATTTACCGATGAGCAAATTGCTCAGGAATACGTTGATAGACTCTTAAACGAATCTAATGATGCTTTTATAACAGAGCAAGATGGTTACTACCGAGTATCAATTTACTCCTCCAATAATCTTCAGGACGTTGTTAGGAAGAAAGAGCAATTGGCGTACACAGAACAAAAAATGTGGGTTTATAGTCGTTATTAGAATTAGGATTTTTGATTGATAATTCGTAAAAATGTACTACCTCTCGTGGGATGAGTTGTCCTCATCTTTGTTTGATGAAATAAACATATTCCTAAAAATCAAACCGAAACAACTGCCGAATATGAAAAAACATACAAGATTATTTGTTAGCATTCCTAATATCCAAAAGAATACTCCAATTACCAAATAAGTTAAATTTTTGTTTTTCACCTTCAATATTTTATTTACGAGTATTATAATTGTTATATGGGATTAAAATTACACACATTTACAAGAGTTTTCAACTGGTGCGTCTCAAATGGTTGTCCTAAATTTACTGCAAGTCATAATTTGGAGAAAAATTGTTTGGATGTTCATATGATAAGACAAAAATTTGAAGTATATTTACAAATCGATTTATTAAATTACATGACTGAAATGACAATTGTCAAATCAAATGACAATATGGATTCGGTAGAATTAGTTTTGGAAGAATGTTTGAATTATGTACTTGAACTTGAATCAATTAAAGATGAAGAAAACACTAAATCCTGATTTTCCACCCACCTTTATCGGTATTTGGAAAGAAGAAGAACCTGAAGGGGTAACGAAAGTTTGGGTTAAAGATTATGAAGCTTTCATGAATTTGGTTGATTCATTCTTTGACCATGGATACACCATCAAGAAAATATCAGAACAAGAGTATGATGATTTTGATTTGGGGGACGAAGTTACAATTAACGGAGATGAAGATTGAATTGAAAGTTTTGGATGTTCAAGACAATGTAGTTTGGTCCAAGGATTATGACCATAATAATGAACATCAAGTTAAAAGGAATGTGGGGGTTGTAATATCAATACTTCACACAATACAATATAGTGGCAGTCACCAAAATAATTTTGGTATCGAAAATGCCGGTGAGAACAAATTACTTATCGAACTGAGAAAATAGTCTGTTGATAATTTCTTGGTTTGAAAATTGTAATTTATTTCTTTTGTTGATTGTTTTCTTGTTGGTTGGTTTTGGAAGAGATTTTTGTGATTTGGCCATTGTATATGTTTTGACATAAATAGTGGGGGTCAAAGTTTTTTCGTATCTTTGTGGTATGGAAAGGTTACTCACTCTGATTGTTCTCACCGCAATAACCAAAGACATCAATAAATCTGTCAACTTGGTTCAACAAGTATATGGGGATGTTCCCAAGCAATTGGATTTATCCATCAAGGCTCGTCAACCCAAAGACAAACCAATGTCAAAGCGTGAGGAGTTGGAAAATACCTTATCTGAACTCAAATCAAAAAGAGTTAAGACAAAAGTGGACAAACAAAATATTTATACTTTGGAGCAAGTCATCAAGAACATGCCCTGAGTATGAATGGATAAAAAAGAATTATTATCAAAACTTCTTTATATGGATTATTCTCTTGGTGATGCTGCCCAAGAGTTAAAATACTTGTTGGATTGGTTTAGGTCCTTACCCAATGAACTTACTCTGTACCGACTCATCAAGGCTGATAGTTTTGGTGATATTAGGATGGACAAACCTGGTTCACATTATGCCATGGACAAAGAAGACCTAATGAAATCCCATTCTTTTGTGGATGGTGTGGGTGACAAAACTTTTCTTATTACCGTCAGAACAACCAAAGACCAAATAGACAAAAAAGAGACTTTGTCCAATAGAATACTATTTCCTCATGAGAATGAAATTACTCTCAAGAAAAAGGGAAAAAATGTCACACTACTTTCGATTAAAAAACTGAAATAGTCTACTGTAGGTCGGTTCAAAGGAAATGTGAACATGAGTTAAATATAAAAATTAGGTTTGATACAATCAAATAACTCCTGAGTTCATGTTGTTACAAAAAGTAATTGCTTCTTCCTCGGTTTCGAAGGTAAGATGGGAGGGAATATAAAACCAAAACCAAGAGCGTCTATATAATCTATAGACGACAATATCCATATTCCAACAGTGGATGGAAGTTTTCTTGTATTTGAATTTTTTCACCAAGAGCAAAGATACTCCAAATATTTGAGATAAAAAAATACGAGGGGGTTGGGGGAGATGGAACAGTTCCCGGCATCAGACATCTGATTTATTTTGTGTGGATTTACAGAAGAATGAACATCCTTAAGATTCAATCAGATAAACCTCAACAATACTTCTTTGTATACCCAAGTATTTTTTCAGGGCTCGTTTAACATCCAAGACAATATCATCATCAAAATCCGATGGACTATTATAACCCTCACCGTTGTTATAATCACCCATATCATAAATGTTCCAATAATTGTGATAGTCCACATAAACATCAACCATTACCCATAGTTCACCTGTATCATCATGAGTATCAGTTGTCACTTCATAGTCAACCAAACCATTTAATTTGGGGGAAATCAAACGGGTTAAAACGACATTGACGGCTTTGATTAAATCGGAGTTATTCATAAGAATTATTCAAACCAAAATTCAATTTGGGGGTCTACTTTCATTTTGGTTTTAATATAAGCCATCATAGGTCCCCTAACAATATTTTCATTTAGATAATTGCGGATATCCATCTTTTTATCGGTGGTATCAAAAGATAATCTCAAATCCATGTAAGGTACATGGTAACTAGAACCATGAGGAATGGATGGTTCAATTCTATAAATCCTAACATTCGAAATATACTCAGATAGCATACTGTCATTTATAAAACTATTGATATTCGATATGAGTTCTTCATTGTATTTTTTTAGATACTCGGGCAAATTGGAGGATATTTCAAAATTAATATAATCACCTTGTATTTCGTTACGGTCGATACCCAAATATCTGAAAGCCTTAAAAATATCATCCATAATTTCCATTTCTCTCCTATTCAAGAAGTTATAATATTTCTCGTCGAATTCAGGACTATTTTTCAAAAACTTCGAGGGAAAGACAAGCAAATTAATTTGGTATTTTCCATCATCATATTTGTATTTGCTTTCGGTTAAATAAACATCCACACCATAGACACGTCTGATGAACTTATCTAACATATTATTAGTTTGGTGTATATCCATGATGATAAATAGATGTTAAATAAAAAAAACGGGGGGAAATCAGTTCCCGGCATCAGAGAGATACTACTGAATAACCAAAGTATCCAAAGTGCGGGGAGTATAGATATGACAATTATCTGAATAAGCACATAGACCAATAACGTGTAAATTAGAATTCACGGGGATAAATCTAATATTCAAACCAACATTATTATTTCTCCCAATAACACTAAGATACGAATCATTTATTACGGGGATATTACCAATAACATTACTATCACTATAGATAATAGAATCCCTATCTATATCAACAACTTCATAATATTCAAGAGTATCAGGAGTGTATACATTATAAGTCCTAAAAGAAGCATCACATATAATCTCATCCTCACAGGAGAATAAGAAAAACAATAAGGGTAAAACAAAGTATTTCATATATTAGTAAATATAATCAATATAGGGAAATAAATCCAATCACTCACTACGGGGACCAAGCTGAACATCCCTGTCGGGATGTTGTCCCCTTCGTTCCTAATTGTATTGATTTCCCCCCACTAATGAACCCCCCACTAAAGGATGACCATAAAGAATGTGGGTATAGTATTTTACCCGTCATAACATAATGAACCATAAGAGTAAACCTTCGGTTTTATTGTATAGTGGTTCACTAAAGGATTGACACAGAGTGGGGGTTGTTATTGTAACCTAATAGAAGAAACCTATCGGTTTATTACAGATAGGTTAGTAAACTCCCCACATTTTCCCACTGATTTAACATGGTCGCATTTAAGAGGGATTATAGAAGAAACCTATCGAACGGTCCATCTAAAGTAGTCCTATCGTCCCTCCTTGAAGGGGGTAATAGGTTATATCTATAGGACACTATGTGTCTCCCGCCCCTTCTTATCATAATAACCCTTTTTCTCTGGGAAACATCACTATATAAAAAAGTGGTCCTGACGCTATCATCAGAGGGGGAAAAGTGGTCTTTACAATAGCACCAGCCATATATTCGGTGGGGGATGGTGGTATAAAGTGGGAGAAAGGTTATAGCCAAAACCTGTTAAAGGGATTATCCCCCATCGCAAGCACCCCTGTCATTTTGTCAAAAACCTGACAAATCACTACTTTGGCACACCGACCTATTTACCAAAATCCCCCACCACGATATAATTATGGACATATGGATAGCATCACTCAAGGGGAAAACCCGTCAGAATTAACGGACCAAAACATCCGTTTAATCATCTTTAAGTATTATACCCCCACAATTAGTGAGAGTTCCAAGGGTGTGGTGGTGACCTTTTCTCCCAAGGGACACTCAGGTCCCAATGCTGTGGTGTGGTTCGAGACGGCAAAAAAGGGATTTAGAAAGAAACCCATTTCAACGAATCAGTGGATGATGGTGGACTGTGACTTAAAACCCATACATGAACTTCTCAACAAACACTTCCTATTAACGGAGGGGGATTTCAACCTGACAAGAATCACATTGTCAAGGATTGCTCACGAGGTTGTGAAAGAGCTTCACTCCAAGACCAACTGATTCTGCTGATGAACATATGACGGTGACACCCAAAATGTTTCACCAAGTTAGAAATACTATCAGAGAGTAAAGCATCCATATTTCCTGCAAACCTACGTTTGTTTCTATTGCGTTTATCAAGGGTGTTAACATGGGTTCTCCCTGTGTTGTGACTAACAGATTTCCAAGTTGCATACTCAAC